GCCAGTGTTCCCGCGGCGGAGGTGCTGGCGATGGCTTCCCCTTGGGCGACAAGGCTTGCCGTCGCAGTCAGCAGCCCCGAGCGCTGCATCTGCCAGCTGAGGCTGTCGAGCACGCAGCCCGCGTACATGGCATAGCGCGGCACCTCGGGCATGCCAGTCTCGATGGACAACGACGGCAGAGACCAGGCGCCGGAGCGGAACTCGTGGGTGAAGGGCCCCGGTGCAGCGCCGGTCGTCACCGGCGCTCCGAAGGCGGCCTTCAGCCAGAAGCCGAAGGCCGCTGCATCGATCGGCGCGACGACATTGCCGTCCGCCGTCACCGCATCCTTGATCGGGGCGAGCGGGTCGCGGCCATATCCCAGGAGTTCGCTGTTCAGGAGCGGCTGTTCCGACCCCAGCGTGGTGCTGGCGAAGGGCATCTTCGTGAAGCCGCCCGCGGGTGGGGTGCCATAGGTGGTCTCGAACGCAAGCGCCATCTGCGCCCGCGCGCCTTGCGCACGTGCCATGGAGGTCTCCTTGGGATGTGGGGTGTCAGGCCAGAGGGCCGGTTGTGGTGTAATGCAAGACGACAGTGATCACCGCTGCCTTAAGTGTCGCGGCACCTTCGACGGGCAGATCGACCGAGGCCGGGGCTTCGGGTTCGATCCAGTCGCAGGCACCGCCGAGCGTCGGGTCCGCCTCCAGCGCCGCGCCGATTGCGGTGATCAGGTCGTCGCAAGCGTTGGCCCGGCCGGTACCAGCCTGGACGATGACCTCCAGTTCGGCGCGATGCTGGTAGTGATGGCGCAGGGGCGACAGCGTCACCTCTGGCTCGCCCGGCTCGCCGTCGCGCAGGATGATCAGACCGGCTGCGGGGATCCGCTCGGGCAGCACCTCGTCACGCAGGGTGAGGGCGGCAAGCGGCTGAAGCCGCGCGTGGAGCGCGGAGAGGACGGTTTCGCGGATGGTGGTCATTTCCCTCAGGACTCTGTTTGGGTCAGACCTGACAGATCGGCCCTGTCACACGATTCATGCTCGACAGTGGTCGCCGAGGTGCCGGCAGAGCACTCATCACTGGATCGCTACAAGATGAAGGCTGGGGAAGTGTGGATGTAGCGGTCCAGGTTAAGGGTAGGTCGATCTGACAGGATCGTGAGGTAGAACGGGTCGATCTTTCCGCCGCGCTTCATCAGATGAACGAGAGCGTCCCGATTCATGAAGGGCACCGTGATGCAGAAGTCAGGAATGTCGCCCGCATGCCGCATCACATGATCAATCAGCTGGGGCATATCAGCGGGGTCCAAAGCTGCCATAGGACCGCAGGCGGGAGAGAAATCCGTGACGCCGGGCGGATTGGGCTGTACTCCGAAGGCATAGGCGACGGGCGTTCCATCTCTTGAGGCTAGCCATGCCGCCCTGCCTGCAAGCAGGAACCGAATATCGGTGTCGCGTGAGAAGCCGAGAACGGCCTTCTCCAGTGCCACGATCGCGGATACAGCCCGCTCGGATGCTTCGAGGCGCTCGAATGTCAGATCAGTGTCGGCTTCGAATGTTCCGGGCTGCAGCACCACATCGACCGAGGTCGTTACAGGATTGACGCCGGATCGAAAGTAGAGTGACAGGGCGCGCGGATCCTGAGTTGCATTGATGGCACGATGGTCACCACGATCGGGCGGGAACGCCTTTACGATCAGCGCGCGCCCCAGTCCCTTGCTCTGAACGCCGGGCTCTACGAAGAAATGGGTCAGTTCCAGATGACCGTCACGTTCGATGCTCATCGCCCAGCCGATCAGGCGACCAGCCGGATCCTCCGCCACCCAGTTTTCTGCCGATGTGCGCCAGAGATGTTCGATCCAGCTCGATTGCCGCTGCCACGCAGCCTCAATTGGAGGATCCTTCGCCATCGCCTCGTCCACCAATCCGATGCGGAAGAGATAGTCGTAGATCGATCGCCGGAATACGGCATAGGCCGCAGGCATATCTTCGCCGACTGCGGGCCGGAGTGAGTAGTTGCGGTCCATGCATTTTCCCCGTGCTTCGGTTTCCGGTGAGGATAGCACGGCACCGGGACCTGAAGAAAACGAGCCTTTCATCCTCAGTTTCTGACGGCTTCATGCCTGGCTTCGAATCCGATGCCCCTATTTGGCCGCTCTGTAGTATCTGCAAGCTGTGCTCTATCCTTCAAATCCTCTGGTCGGCCCATTCCGCCACGATCCGCCCCGGCACACCGTCGATGGCCCTCTCGGCATCGCGCGCCAGATCCAGCCTCTTGCGCAGCTTGACCTGGGGCACCAGCAGGAAGATCGGGACGGTTGTCAGCCCGCGGCCAGTCTTCGCGCGGGACGCCACGGCTCGACCTTTCGAATTTAGTCGCCCCTCGGCCACCAGCAGGCTCGGCCCCCGACGGCGGTAGATGAAGCGCAGGCGAAGCCCCATACGGCGTTCCCATTCGCCGGGAGCAATGCGGCCTCCACTGGTGGATTTCCCCGCAGCCGGGGTGGGGATGGCTAGCCAGAAGCCGTCCTTCGACCGGATGAGCGGCCCGGCGTCATGCGCGCCGACGATTACCGGGGCGTTCGACCAGACCAACGCCGCCGCGTTCAGGCTTTCGCCGCCCTTGGGGTAGGTGGCGAGCTGGATCGAATTCCCGAGACGCGAGCCCAACCCCGCGCCGGTGATCTGGCCGCGCCAGGCGGATTTCAGGCCAGCGCCCGCCTCGCGCATGGCGGTGGTGACGGCCTTTTCGCCTGCCCGGATTTCGGCCTGCATCAGCGCAACGAGGTCGGGGCTGATCTCGAGCTTCAGTTTCATCGTGTCACGCCGGGCGCAGATCCAGCGTCCAGATCAATCGCTCCCGATCGCGCAGCGGTTCTCCCTGGATAACATGGCTCTCCGCGCCGATGACGATCAGATCGCCAGAGCGCGGAGCGGGCAGGTCGGTCACGCGCACGTCCACCACGGTCGTGTCGCTGACGAACCGGCCCGCGCCGAAGTCGGTGACGCGGTCTGGGGCGCGGCGGATGATGCGGATCGGGCGTTCCTCGGAAGTGGTTGCCGATATCCAGAGGGCCGGGGCCGCCATGGACGCATGGGTGAATATGCGCTCCATGCCGGCGGCGAAGACGGACATGACAAACTCCCCACGGCGTCAGTTCGACGTGTGCAGCCGGATCGCCAGCCGGGGCCGCTTGTTCACTGGCAGGATCGAGGCTTCCGTCATGACGTCGATCCAGCGGCCCTTCTCGTCAAGATGCTGGCGGGCGTAGAGGGGCAGACCGATGGTGTTGGCGGTGTCAAGCAGGTTCGCCGGGCCCCCATAGGTGGTGAAGGTGTCCATCGTCCCCAGTGGGAAGGCGATGCCCTCGTTGGCGGGGACCAGCCGTTCGGTGGCTTTCGTCGAGAGGGTGACAGTGCCCGCGTATTCCTCGAACAGGATCCCGCCAAAGGGGAAGTTGCGCCGCACATCCTCGCGCAGCGGTTGGGCACCGGTGGCGGCGTAGAACTTCCAGGCTTCCTCGGTTTTCGGATGCGCGATCAGCTTGTCGAAGAACTCACGGCTGACGAGGGCATGGACCGAGGTCATGGCTTCGCCAAGCAGGTTGTCCTCTATGGCGCGCAGCACCTCGCGGACCTTGCCCTGCACGTTCGTGCCGGCGGTGCCCAGCACGAAATCGACCGAAAGCTGCGCAAGGCCGAATTCGGTGAAGTAGTTGTAGAGAGTCGCGCCCGCGCCGTCCTTCACGATGCCGCGCAGCGCGTTCATCTCCATATACTCGCGGGTCTGGGCATGCTTGCGCCGCATCAGCAGCAGTTTGCGGTTCATCACCTCGACCAGCGGATCGGCGGCGTCAAACGCCCCGAGGCCGGGTTCCCCCTGGATGTCGGCGGGCAGGATCACATCGTCATGCGGGATCCACGGCAGGGCGAAGCTGCGCATCGACCGGCCCTCGCGGGTGCCGACGGTGGCGGGGCCGCCAAGGGGGACGGAGGGCAGAAGGCTCAGGACGCCCTCGTACTGTTCGATGATGACCGAGCGCTGGCTGACGCCCTCGAAGCGGAAGAGGCCGATCTGGGCGAGGCGGGTGTAGAGGTTGGGCAGGATGTTGATGGCCTGCGTCATCTCGGCCAGCGAATAGCCGCCAGCGTCGAAGGGATTGCGGACGAGGGTCATGGGGATGCTCCGGGGGATGAAGGGAGGGGCGAAGCCGCGCGTCACACGCCGTCGCGGGCGACGATGCCGACATTCGCCAGCTGGCCGATCTTGGTGGTGATCTTGGCCGCATCATCGACCGTACCGTCGTAGGCGAGGCCCGCCCGCGACACGATGGCGGGGCCGCGGGCCACCACGATGCCCACGGCGTCGGCCAGCGTGGCGTCGACGGCATAGAGCAGGACGGCCGTGGCGGTTTGCGCGCCATCGGTGCCACCGCTGGTCGCGAGCTTGTATTTGCCGCTTGCGGTGATACGGCCGAGGACGGCGCCGACGGGGTAGGGCATGCCCGCGAGCAGCGTCACCACCTCGCGGGTGTAGTTCGGGTTGACCTCGTATTTGAGGACGTCGCCCATGCTGGGCGGTTCCGTCAGGACGGGCATGGTTCAGTCTCCAGGATGTTTGGGGATAGGGTGCGCTGCGCGCGGCAGTGGTCAGCGCCGGTATCAGCGCGAGGCGGCGGCCGACTTCTTCGCGGCCGCGACGATGGGACTTTCCTTCGCGACAGCCGCCGTGACGGTGGCGATGATGCCTGCAGCATCGCTGCGGGCGGCAAGATCGGCCAGGACCTTGGTGCGCAGGGCTTCGGGCTTCACGCCGCGGGTGACGGCATCGGCGGCATCGATCTGGACGCCGAGCCGGGCGGCCTGCGCGCAGACCTGAGCGACCTCGGCCGCCTCGGCCCGGATCGCTTCTGGCGACATCGCGGCCGCCGTGGTTTGCGGCGGCGCGACTGCCGCGGGCGGGGCCGGTTCCGGCGGGGTGTTGGCGGCAGGCGCGGCCGGAGGCTGCACATGGTCTTCTGGGGCGGTGGTCATCATCGGGCCCTTTCCTCTGGGGGTGGATGCGCTGCTAGGTGCGGCGGCGAAAGCGCGGAAGGCGGTGACTGGATCGGCCACTTCATCAGCGAGACCGGCAAGGACCGCCGCCTCGCCACGGAACACGGTCGCCTCGGTGCCCAGCGCGCGTTGGGTGTCGAGGCGTCGTCCACGACCGTTGGCGACGGTTTCGGCGAAGAGCTGCCGCAGGTCCTCCAACTCGCCCGCGATCCGGTCGCGGACGGCCTCGGGCAGGGGCTGGTAAGGGTTCGCATCAACCTTGCGCGCGCCTGCGTGGATCAGCGTGACGGCGATGCCCTTCTGGTCCAGCGCCCTGCTCATGTCGCTGTGCATGGCGACGACGCCGATACTGCCGACGGCGCCGGTGCGGGGCAGGATGATCCGGTCGGCCTGCGAGGCCAGCGCATAGGCGGCCGAAAGGGCGTGATCCGCGACGAAAGCGTGGACCGGCTTTTGCGTCCGGGCGGCCCGGATGCGGTCGGCGAGGTCGAAAGCACCAGCCACCTCGCCGCCGAAGCTGTCGATGTCGAGGGCGATGCCACGGATCGCGGGATCGGCCAGCGCTGCCTGAAGCTGGGCGACGATGCCTTCATAAGAGGTCAGACCGGAGGATTGCCCGATCCAAGCCCCGCGATGCACCAGTGTTCCGGCGATCTCGATGACGGCGATCCCTTCGACGACTGCGAAGGGCTGGCTTCCGTTCCGCGCCTGACGGCTGGTCAGGTCGTCGCCGAACAGCGAGGCGCGGGCGGGCAGGGTGGCGGTAGCCGGATCCGCGGGATCCACCGCCATTCCTTCGACAGTGATTTCCCTGCCGGTGATCCGCGGCCCAAGGCCAGTCAGGAAAGCCAGCGCCTTGGCGGGATCGACCATCAGAGGCGTATTGAAGACGCGCTGGGCGATCTGAGTGTAGTGCATCATCCCTCCTCCGCGGGCCGAGGTTCCCGGTTCTCGCGATCATCTTCCTGATTGCCACTGTCCTGCTGATCCTGCCGCTGGCCCTCAGCATCGCCCGGCCCAGTGCCGCCGACCGCCGCCTGCGCTGGCGACCCCGGCCGCCGGAAGTCGAGGCCGAGTTCTGCCTCGCGTTTGCGTTCCGCGGCGATCTCGCGGTCGACCTGCTCGGCATCATAGCCGCGCTCTGCGATGGCCTGCGTGCGGGATTTCAGGCCTGCTTCGATCTGCAGGATCTCCGCCGCCGCGTCCTTGGCCGGGTCGATCCAGTCCCATTTCGTGGGGAGCCAGTCGCAGGCGAGGCAGGCGCGCCGCTCAGTGGCAAAGGCCGGCAGGTCGATGGCGCCTGCCACCACCGCCATATCCATCCAGCGGGTCCAGACGGCGCGGCAGAGCTGATAGACCATCACCGAATGCTGGAAGGCCGAGATGCGACGTCGGAAGTCGACGAGCGCGATCCGCGTGTTCGAGAAGTTCCCCTTGGCCGTGTCGCCGGTAAGGTAGCCATAGGGAACGCCCAGCGCCGCGCCGATCTGCAGCAGCGTGCGGTACTGGAAGGGCTCGTAGGTGCTGCCGGAATCCGGCGTGGAGGGCGTAGTGACATCCTCGCCCGGATCGAGGCGCACCACCTGGCCCGGTTCCACCTCCAGATCGTCCTCGGCCGGATCGAGGGCGGTCTCGGGGGCGGGGGAGGTGATGAACATCGCGAACATCGCCGCCGTCTTCTTCCGCTCGAGTTCCGCGTCGTCGT